CACTATCAACGAGGTGATTGATTCTAGCCACCTTGTCGTGCATACGCACTCGTAATCCGTTGAGTGCTCCACCTGGACTGTGAGAGATGTTCTTTGGACCATAATCTTTATGTTTGCGGATGAGCAGATTACCTGCTGTGTCAAGGATTCGCCAGACATTAGCAACGAACTCCGAATCTAATCTCTTGTCGGAATCGGTTTGACTGTAATCAAACCATTCTTGTAATCGATGGAGACTATTACCATCCCCAATTCCTTCAGAAACTCTGCCATCTGCATCAATTCCTTCTTTGTACTCACTCATCTAACTCCTCCTACTAGGTTGGCTGTTACGTCTTTACCATTGGCTAAGTAAAAATCTGTTATATCCAATCCTGGTGGTAGTGTAACAATCTGAGAGTTACTTACCTCGCTCGCCACGCGGCGAGAGAACTCAGCTCCAGGATTAGTTCCGTCTTCTTTGACATCGTTGTCTCCGACAATATATACCATATCAAAGCCATTAAATAGCTTATTATAAAAGGGTTTCCAAGCTGCTACCCCAGGAACTCCTACTGCTGGTATCCCGCAGTTAGCCTCCATAACTATCGCATCGAACTCACCCTCACAGATAACGATAGACTTGGTAGGAGACAGAGTTGCAATCACATTAAAGAGGTGGCTCTTCTGTCCAACAGGCGCACCATACTTAGGCTTGCCATCGTCTAATCTTCTAAACTTAAAACCAACACACAAATCTAAAGCTGTGAAATAAGGTATCGCAATCCAACCCTCATAGCCTTGATGTCCTTCTATCGGATCAGTGATAGTACCAAGACGAAATCTAGCAGCAGTCTCCTCAGATATTCCACGTCCTGCGAGGTAGGCTAACGCCTCGTCGCTTATTGCCTGAGCGTAATGATGCGCTGCCCCCTGTAACAATTTCTCCTGCCCTTGCGAGAGCATCCTTGAACCCCACATTCTCTAATTCCATAATGACATTGACTGCATTGCCACCCTTACCACAGGTATGACAATAATATAAGTTGTTGTATGTATCTATAACTGCACTCTTACGAGTGTCGCTATGCATACAGCAACGCACTGAGATATTGCGCCCCTCTTTTACTTCTCCTCCGAAGTGTCTAACTACTTCTGCTATGGAGACTGAGTTTGCATCGGAGGAATCTTGTCCCCTTTTCTTACGACCCACCCTGGACCAATCTTGTGCTGGCATCCGCAATCTCCTTCACATCTGTCGTGAAACTCTTTAGCTAGGTCAGTCTTGCCTATAGTGTTGTGATGACCAGCCCACTTACAACTACTGCAAATCATTCCTGTTCCTTCTCTTCTACCTCAGTTGGTTCCTCTGGCAGTTGTACATCTTCAAGTTCTTTCTGTACTTCTGGTGTAGTAAATATCTCACTACTTGTTATCTGTCCTTGCGGTATTGGCATTTGTTCTATCCATTTCTCTAGTGTCTGTATTACCCAAGCATCTTCAATACTGCCTCTTCGTCTTTTGACTATGACGAAGGCTGGCGGATTGACGGGTAACCCACGAGCCTTCGCATAGTTGGCTGCCTCAGTCTGGGCTTCTGCCCAGAACTGCGGAAGATTGATTGACTTGCGATTCTTACATTCCAGAATGTAGGTCTGACCTGCGATTATGGTGACAATATCACCTTCATCATTGGCCCCAGCCTTGGCTAATCTTTCTGCAAAGTGTCCAAGTTTGCGTAAGTATTTCATTACATCCGTCTCAAACTTTGATCCCTTAGCCTTATTATACGAACTCATATAACCCTCGATAAGTTAGAGTTGTAAATCATTCTGCCCATAGTATCGCTGTCACCAATTTGACAGGTGGCAAAGTTTACAAATAAACCAGCCCAATCCTTGCCATTAACAGAGTGTTTTCCAAAGCGATTCTTGACGGCTGCAACCCGAAGCGTATGCTCAAATGGGTTGTAACCAAGAGTAAGTATCAGAGCAGGTAGCTGACTCACCTTACCGTGGATTGCCCTACGGTGTGGTGGTTCAGTCATATCTCCATACTCACTCTGTTCTGATACGTGATGCAGAACCATTACACAGGCATCAGTCTTGCGAGCCATATCGTGAAGCTCAATCATTATCTGCCTTAGCCCTGACCATTCATTATCAGTTTCAGCGACCACATTCATTAAGTTATCTATGACAATTAGTTGTGGTGTTATGCCATAGAGTTCAATATATGCCTTGATTTCTGATTCGATATCATCAAGATTCGGAGAAGAATCAAAGCACCATTGGATATGTGATATCTCTTGCAATACTTCATCATAGGCTTCAGGGTTGATAGAGATTTGATTCTCTACCGTCTGCTGAGTATGACCTGCAAGATGAGCTGATGCTCTCAGCATCACAGTAGCAGTATCGGTATCTGCGGAGAAAAACAAAGTAGGTACTTTAGCTTTGATAGCGTATACGAGAGAGAACATAGACTTTCCAGCATTGGGTGCAGCGGCAACCATACACACTTGACCACGCCGAAACTTTATCTCTTTAGTCTCTAGATCTTTCCACACAGTAGGAAGCGGTGCAGCAGTTGACTGCACAGACTTCCAAGCGCGGTCTAATCTAAGCACTTTCCTCCCGTCGTATTACTTGTATCTTTAGCTTACGTCTTACTTGTTTCCTATGCGCCTCTGTAAGGCCACCCCAGATTCCGTAATGTTCGTTGTAGATACCCCATTCTGCACACTCAACTTTATGGACACACTTGTCACATATACTTCGAGCGTAATTTGTTTCTTGGGTAATTCCTTGTCCAGGTTCTGGAAACCAAAAGTCGCCACCTGATTGAGCGCAGAGAGGATCCTCGTATTCACGGGGTCCTCGCATTGGGTCATCGAACCCAGATAGTCTGACACTTGTCCGTTGCTCCCTTTGGAGCAGCGCACATATAACCCTTCCAAGGTCCTTTAGCTCCGACACCCTCGCGGTATGTCATCGCTCCGTGTTTACAGATATTGCCTCCATCAGCAGATGGTGCAGATGCTACTGGTGCAGCACTACGTACGGGCGCAGCATATCCAGCGCTTCCGAATGCCTGGCTAACGCTTCCAATAAGGGCGGAAAAGTCCTGCGCTGCAGTTAGCAACGATTCCAATTCCTCCTTACTAGCAGCATAAAGATTGATAAGAGTTCCATCTGGTGACTTGAAGTTCACCTGGAACTTTGTTGATTCTGGTGCAGCCATTTACTTACCTCCGAGTTTCTTAATGGAAAGCCTTGTGCTTTCCTTACCTTGCTTTGTCGGTACATAACCCAGTGCTTTCTCCACTGCTTCTTTATCTACCGTATTACTTTGAGTAGTTGACCACTTGATCTCATACCCAGTTGAAGTAATTCCTGTTATGCCAAGAAGTGATTCTCTTAGCGATTCTTTCTTGTTTTCTAAAGCCTTTATCTCTTCATCAAGTTGTGCGTAGTGTAGAGCAGTTAAAGATTCTGCTCCATCAATGACAACATCTTCAGTTTTGGTAAGTCCTTTTTTTATACCAACGCATCCCATCTCACCAGAGGCATCATAGAATTTGCAGTAGCTTTTACAGTATGACTCGTGCCTTTCAGGGGCAGGAGTCTCCTGCATAGTCCGAATAGCTTCTAACCAATTCAGGGCCTCTAGTGCGATGGCTTCGTTATAGGGTTCACTGTGAACTAGGATGTCACGCTCATCCCCATCACGAGGTATGGCTACTAGGTTAACGTTCTGGACCTTCCCCAAGCCAGACTTGTCAATCAGATAACCATAGACTTGTACTTGCCAGCGTTGCTGTTCACTAGGAAAGTAAGAAAGATTCTTAACCTTCACAGTTTTCCAGTCAATCACATCGCCTGTCCCAGGGATGAAACAATCAACGTGTGCCTTCATACCGCCAAACTCGACAGTCTTCTCCAGAAGGACATCTTGATTGTCTGCAAGTGCATTCTCTATTGCAGTATGTATGGCAGTTCCCATAATAGCTGCGAGTTTTACCTCGTTGTCATTGGTTTCAGGTTGGTTGTTTAACCTGTACCAAACCTTACGTCGACAGCCACCAAGCTCTGATGGTCCTATCTGTACCTGCGTAGATCTACCACGCTTGTTCTCCTTCTCGTGGAGAGCTTTAATAAGTAATTCTTTTATATCCATCAGAACGGTTTCCTCCATCTTGTTACCGTTACATTAAAGAAAAGCAAGTTTACCATTGTGATTCTTGCTACGTCAATCTGTCCATCCATATCTTCATAAACTACATAAGAGTCAAAGCCTAAAGAAAAGTTATCTAAGTGAAAAGTATTTACATATAAAGTTGTTCGTCTGCCTACATCCCACTGCATTAGTACTCCCGTCGTTGAGTGACCAATTGAATCGGAGGACAGGTATTGATGTCAAGGATGCTGGCGATTTCAACAGCGCGTCGGGCGTGTTGCTCTACATTGCCAATAGTGAGACGACCCAGACGATCATAAAGATAACCGAGAGCATAAGCACCGCCACTGCCGATTCCATAAATCTTGTGGTCAGATGTGATGAACGATAGGTCCGTCGCGATATGGAATACATTCCCATCAAACGCGACAATGTAGTCGAATCCTGTGTCTTTGTCTTTCGTTGCTTCATATGGGTCATATCCATTCTCTTTGAATGCCGCGAGTATCGATGGCATCACCTTCTTGCCCATCCACTGAATCGGGTCTGCACCTTTGTAACTTGGCGGAGTCCAGTTATAGGCGAGGATATCACCAGGCCTAGCATCACCTACCAGTCCTAGTAGATACTTACCAACGTTAATTATTTTCGGAGTGGAGCTACTAATAGTCCTCAAGTTATCTTCAGTTATCTGAGAATCTGCAGCAATCACTGCCCTATCGTCTAGTTCTATAGCTACCAGTGTTGTCATAACAGAGAATAATACTCCTATCGGCGTGTCGTCGCGTTAGCGACACACCAGTTCATTACAATATGAGCCGTAGGCGAATAACAGAGTGGCCCTCACGGGCCTGTAGAAGTGAGGCAGACAGATGGTTCTCCGTCTACTTCGCCTGTTGAAAAACAGGCAGACTTTACCACCTATCCAAGCCTCAGACCTACGCTCTGTAGGTCCGACACATCAGTGTGTCTGTGGTTGTAGCGTCTTTAATACCTATGTTCAATTCGAGAACTACGAAATAGTCTGGTATGCACTTGATGTCCAATGTGCCAATTGTGGCAACCTTTTGAAAGCTCCCTGTCCGATAGATAATCCAGAGGCCCAATGAAAGAACAAGAACTCTTTGACTATCTGAAAGAAAATAAGTTCCCCGACTTAGCAAAGAGTGAAGGGACCTTTGACTCCTTTGACTGCATCTCCGATGAGCTCGGCTTCTACATAGAGCTCAAGTGCAGACATACCCACTACCCAGAACTTCTGATAGAGAAATCTAAATACGACAGGCTTGTTATGGAAGCTAAGTATCGTAGCCTCCAGCCTTGGTATATCAACTCTACTCCGCTAGGCAAGTGGGCCTTTGATTTATTCAAGGTACCAGAACCTGTCTGGTCTGAGCGCTGGATGCCAGCTACTACAGAGTTCAAAGATACCCGTAAGATAAAAAAGATTGTAGGCTTTATCCATACAGACTATGGAGTCAGTATTTAGGCAATAAAAAAAGTGCCCCCATCCCGTTAGGGATGAGGGCTTTTCTCGCAGCGCTCTTACAAACTACTTCTTACCGCGTCCAAACTCAGTAGCAGACGGATCTAGCCACTTTAGGACTGGGCCAAGGAAGCCAGCAAGTGCTGCTGCTCCAAGGGTTTTGAGGTCTGTTTCTCCAGCAAGGTACAACGCAATAGCAGCAGATGCTGCAGCGCGGAACCAGGTTAGAGAGATTTGCTTTAGTGTTTCCACTATCGTGCCTTTCTCTTGGGTTTGTGAACCTGACAACAGGTACATACTGGTACCACAATGGTACCTTCTGCAACCTTCTTCTTAGGTTGAGGCTGAAGACCAGCCACAATCTGATTCACAACTTTAGGTTGATTCATCCACCAAAACCAAGGGCTAGTATCATTAGCCATATCAGCGTTGATAGAGATATGAAGATGCTTAGTGTGAGGGTTACTACCAGTATAAGGGCGATTGCCACGGTTAGCATACTGGCGTGACCAAATTTTTTTATTGAAGATAAGGTAGGAAACCCTGTCATCTTCTTTAAGTTTTTCAAATATCTCGGCACAGTCAATACCTGCCTTTGGGTCGTGAGTCAGGTCTACTGCTAAGCCTGTATTGTGGTCAGAGTTAGGACTTGCCTTGATGTGAGCCTTGCTTGGTAGGAGTCCATCCGATACCTTGTTCCGCTTGGGTACAAGCGCAGTTGCCTGCCTGAGAACGGCAATTGCTGCAGGTGTTGCACGCTTTGCAACAGGTTTCACTTGTCATCCTCTTTCTGCCAGAATCTTGTAAATCTCATCGACTCGTTGTTCAAGTCGAGCTACTGTGTCCTTAATACTAGAGCCGCCATTGGGTTTAAGTTCATAAAGAAATGACTTAACTATCCAGCGCAGTGCCATAAACAGGGTTGATGTGATACCAAGAATTGTGGCAATAAGCATTGCCCATTCAGTAGGGGTCATTGCAGGCTCCTATACGGATCTAATGGTGACAACTAAGGTTCCACCAAATCCAGTGAACCTCTTGTCTTGCGGTGTACGGTTGATAAAGTCCATCTCTTCTATCAGGCCAATAAAGGATTCTCCTGTACGGAAGTCCTCTATTCGGATGGTATCGCCTGCATTTTCTACTGCTTCGAGTTGTTGCATACGGTCCCAAGCAGAACTCTCATAACCTACTTCCACTCCAAACTTATCGGTCTCGTGGTCATAGCAGAATAATGGATACTGAATCAAGCGCTGACGTGGTACTGCTGGCAGAGACTTGAGTTGGTATCCAGTAAACAATGGTCCAAGAGTGTTATCTGCAGTATCACGGGTCAAAGTAAACTTAAACCCAAGATACTCTTGCGCTCCAGTTGGATATGGAATACCGATTTCTTGGACTGCAGATTCCTGAGCAAATGACCCGATTGGATACTCTGTCCCATCATAAGAAATAGATGCGATATTCAAACCACCGTGAGTTGTATCAATACGCGGGGTAAGGAGTTTGAATAACTTACCTTCAAGAGTGTTGTAACGGACATAACCAGTCTGTAAATAGCCAGATGAAACCAGTCTATCTTCTGACTCAATGTAGACAGAGCCATCAGTTGCAGTGGCATTGGTTGTAAATGCTAGACGGTCTGTACCGTTGATAAAGGCACAGGCTGTAGTCTCACGAGTGGTATCGCCTGATGCGTAGTAAGTGTCATAGGCATAAGGAAATACCAGCGGAGCAATCTGTGTAGATAAGTCAAGACGGATAGTTCCTGGCTCATCTTCTACGCCAGTTGCAGCCCACGCAAACTTGTCACGGAAAGCAAAGTCATAGACAGGCTGATTGTTCTCCCAGATAAGCGGTCCATAGGCTAGTGATCCATCATCTGCTACTTGAGCAGCGCGGATACCTTTGGTTGTACCAATCATCATATAGCCAAGGTAGTAAGCAATCTTGTAGATGCGCTCACCACTAGGCATTTCAGCAGCAGTAATAGCGCTGGTTAGGGTAGGCATAGTTCCGTTAGATGCCAGAGTAAATTTCTGGATATTGGACTGTGTACCTGAAAATCCTGTTACATAGATAGCAGCACCGCTTGATGTAATGCTGGTGTATACGAAGTTATCTACAGGGTGGGTATAGACAGCAGTAGGCAGAGCAGTTGCAGTAGTTGAAATCTCATAAACCTTGTTGTTGATACAGGCAACGATACGCTCTTTGGTAAATTCCATTACCGCATTGGTAACAGTAAGACCAGTAGTATCAAACATCTTGACGGTAGTTGTAGGTGAGTCAGTTGAATAGCCAGTCAATGGCTTCTTGTACATAGTCAACTTAGTAGAGCCACCGCTGGTTACGTTAGTAACCCAGTAGCAGTTAACTCCATCATCACACATTGCATATACCTTGTCATCGGTACCAGAGTTATAGTCAACAAAGTGCTGAACGTCGCTGGTAATGGTTCCTGTAGCTGCAGCCGAAGGCACATCAGATGCAGTCTTGGCATAAGTCAAAGTTGTTGTGGTAGGAACTGTGGCAATGGTGTAGGTACCATTGAAGGTAGCATCTACGCCAGCGACAACTATCTCCATACCTACCGCTAAGCCGTGAGCAGCGTTAGTTGTCAGGGTAGCCACGTTAGAGGTCAGAGCCTTATTAGAAACAGTTGCAGTAATGGTTGGATATATCTTGTCAATGTCATAACCATCAAGCATTAGACAGCCAAGGAACTCGTTATATGTAGTAGCGCCTGTATTCTTCAACTGCTCCCATTGAATAGAGCGCAAGTGCTGTTGTGGTCTAAGGTTTGCATTGAGAGTTCCAGTAGTCTGATGAGTAGCATCAACATCAAGGATGAGTGATACCTGACCCTTGGTCCAGACATCTAGACCTTTGGATTCTGTGTACTGGAATCGTAGTGACTCATCTTGAGCAGGCTCAAAGTATTTGATTCCTTGACCTAAATGAAATGATGACTGAGATCTAAACCACCAGCCAGTTAGCGACTGCTCGCCAGCTTCTCTGGTCTGGTCATACTGCTGCTTACGATACTGCGCCGTTACACGGCGATAAGGTGAATCATCACTGGCAGCCAGAAAGAATGGCAGGCCGTTGATGGCTATATCGTAGGCAACTCCTGTGGCTTGATAGTTAGTCGAGCCTGCAGGATTGGATAGAACAAAAGGCAAGCCTTCTGTGATGTCAGCACCGTAAGTCAACGGTCACTCCTTAATTTAGATTGATGTCCAGTCGCGAATACTTCCACCCTCAACAGGGCAGATAAATGGTAAGTGTTTACCTTCAGCGATCCATTTACGATGAGCTGCATTGATAACAGCCCAATCAATGTCGTTCACTTAAATTAGTTAAGTGCTGCGATTTCGTCTGGTGTTAGACCGAGTGCTGCTAGTTTGGCTTGTGCTGATGCCTTAGCATCTGCCTTAGCCTGCGCTGCTGCATCATCTAGCGCTTTCTGTTCAGCAAAGGCAACTGCATCTGCTTCACGCTGAGCAAGTTCTTCAGCCGTTAGTTCTACCTCTGTGGTTACTCCTGTTGAGCAGTCCACTACGAGTTTATGTTGTGTCATTGTTTTCCTTTCTTTAGGAGTTCTTGATGCCGTATAAGGTGGCGGTTGAGTGTTCGGCTAGGTCAGAAGTTGGTTCTGCTTGAATTTTAATTGAAGTAATAGCAGAAGTTGAAGAATAAAGACCCGCTTGTATTGACATAAAAACAGCAGTAGCGTTGCTTTCTGCCGCTGAATCTGTTGAGATGCTTTTGTAATTTGACCCTGCATAATTAGGAATATAAAGGTCAACTGTTCCAAAAGTGTTAGCCGTTGCAGTAGCGCCTGACATATAAATTCCATCAAAAAATGAAGAATTGCCGTTAAACGAGGCTGCTGCTGAACCGCTGCCATAAAGGATTTTTCCTGAATAGCCAGATGAAGCGCCATTAAAGGTTATTTTGAAGTTCCAAGATACTGCTGAACCTGTTGCTCTACTTGAGATTTTTATATTAAGGTCAGTATAAGTTTGCGGAATGGAAGTAAAATCAATAGCGTTCGCCCCACCGCTACCAACTGTTACTGTGGCTATTGCCTCATAAGTATTTGCCATAGTTATGCACTCGCAATTCCGTAGAGGGTGAAAGTTGAGCCTGTATTAAAATTTTTCCCAGTTATATCTAAAATAACAATACTTGTTATGGCTGAGGTTGAGCGCCATAAAGACACAGATGCACCAGTCCAAATCTGCTGACCTGCTTGCGCAGTAGTATTATTTCCACGACACAAAACAGTTTTGTAAGTTGAACTGTTGCTATAATTCATTATGTTGTAAATATATGGAGCAAAACTTGTGCCGCTTGCTGGAACTGTGACGCCCGTGCCATCAATACTGGTTCTGCTAGTATCTCGGCCTGAACCTGCCGCGCTTCC